GAGATATCCGCCGATAATGCCAGTGCAAGTGCCACAGCGGCAGCAGGATCCGAAACGGCAGCAGCAAAGTCTGCGGAATCTGCGCAGACCACCAGCAAACACGCAGAGGATTTGGTGGAAGATGTTACACAAAAACTGGAGACCGGTCAATTTAACGGTCCTCAAGGCATTCAGGGTCCGAAAGGTGATAAGGGAGATAAAGGAGACAAGGGGGATAAAGGGGATCCTGGGGAGAAGGGTGATCGTGGAGACAGTGGGGTGACAGTGCCAATAAACGGTATGTTTACCCTGTCTGGGGACGCAGAGGGGAACCTGTGGGCGTACTACGCAGATGACACGACACCCCCACAGTTCGAAGTAGACGAAGAAGGAAACATATATTATTTAACACCAGATGCATAGGAGGATAGATTATGTCAAAAGTGTTGATCGGAAATTTTAAAGGACCACAGGGAGAACAGGGGATTCCAGGTATTCAGGGAGAACAAGGGGAACGGGGGAATAGGGGATCCCGCTGGACAGAAGGTACCGCGATTACCGGGACAAGCACCACACCTACAGTATTTAGCGGCACAGGAATATCGGATGCACTTGCAGAAGATATGTATCTTAACACAGATACCGGAAATGCATATCGTTGCACGACTGGCGGAGTGGCTACGGTAGCAAAGTGGGTATACGCCTGTAATCTTAAAGGCATCAAGGGTGATACAGGAGCTAAGGGAGATCCCGGAACTGCCGGCCCGAAGGGAGAAAAGGGAGATACAGGAGAACAGGGACCTAAAGGAGATACACCTACTGTGGCTGACAACATGACCGTGGCTTTTACTGAGGCAGCCACCAGGGAGAATATTGCCACTGGCGAAAAGATGTCTGTGCTTATGGGCAAAATCAAGAAGTTTTTTACTGATTTGACTGCCCCGGCATTTGCACAGATGATCACCACAAAGGAGGATCTGTTGGCTACCAAGGTGACCGGCTACGTGCCGGATGCCAAGGCGGTAGCGGATACATATACTGAGTTAAATGGCAAGTTACAGTTTGTGACAGACAAAGTTGAACTCGGTTCGGATGTAACATTAAACAAAAGTAGCACTTTTACCATCACATTTAATGCTGCAAAAGAAGGATATAAACCTATGGTTGTCTGCTCATGGGCACTTTATAATAGAGACGATGCGGAATATATCCATGTTAACGGCATTGAAGTCGGGACAGGAATAAATACTGGATATGTTTATATACAAGGGAAATACTCTAATTCATCTGTCACAGCTAAAATACCAGCCAATGCATATGTTGTAGTTCTATACCAAGCGCAGTAATTACGAAATGCACCGTGAGTGGTATATTACCTTATAATTTAATTAGCTGAATTACCGCCCATAATTACAGTAACACTGCAAAAAGCATTGGCATTGTTACATTTTACTTTGATTTTGTTTTGAGCTATCAAAGTTACATTTGATGTTGCATTTGATGAAGTACTGTTAGGAGCTGGAATTGTATATGCTACATGTGTCGAAAATGCACTATAGTATAAAGCATAACCACCTAGCACAAATGTCGTACCAGATACACCACCAAAGCTCGAATTACAGATAATAACATCGTTTAATCCAATGTTTTGTGGCAATGTATATTCAACTTCAGTCGTTCCGCTATGGTGGATATTGACTTTTTTAATACTGTTGTCAATTTTACCTTCTATTTCGTTTAAATTGCCATTTAGCGTAGTAGATCAGATGGCGGGCGCAGCCACAAGAGCGCCAGAAAGGAGCCCACATGGGTTACATAAAATTTAAAAAGAAAAAGACCGTTACAAAGGTCATTGTGTCAGAAGAGAGTCCTCATGTGATCCGGATCACCGGAGACAATCTCACAGTAAATACTGACGGCTTCCGCCTCTACCTGGATGAGGGATGTAAATACCCGCTGGACAACGGCGAGTATGAGGCATACACAACTTTATTTCGCGCGGGTGACGGCTGGTATGAGCTGTCAAATGATGGCTCAGTATATATTGAGCCAGTTGCACCGGTGCAACCTGAACCGACCGAAGAGGAGCTTGCAGAGCAGGCACGACAGCAGCAGATCAGTCAGTTGACTGCGCAAATCGATGACCTCAAGGCCAGAATCGCCGCCAGTGACTATAAGGTTATCAAGACCTATGAGTATACTCTCCTTGGTGAGCAGACCGAGTATGATATGGAGGCTGTCCATGCAGAGAGACAGGCTCTCCGGGATCAGATCAATACATTGGAGACACAACTGGCAGATCTGACCGCAACCGCAGAGTAGGAGGCTGCTTATGAGAGTGAGAGACGGTCCTTAAACAATAAAACATAGTAACCAAGAGCCAAGAGCCGATTACTTCCTTCAGGAGGTGACCGGCTCATTATATTAAGGAGACTGAGATGGCAACAGAAATCATTGTGGCACTGATCGGCTGCGCGGGAAGTGCGGCAGGCGCCTTCTGCGGAATTCTGGTCAATACAAAATTGACTACATATCGGTTGGAGCAGCTCGAAAAAAAGGTGGATAAGCATAACACAGTCATAGAACGCACATTCAAGCTAGAAGAAGCGCAGGCAGTTATGCAGGAACAAATTAAAGTAGCAAATCACAGAATTGAAGATTTGGAAAGAGAGGTAAAAGAATGAGCACAAGTACAATCATGGTAATTATTTTGGCAGTGCTGACGGCACTGGTAGTAGGAACATTTTTATGGGTATACATCCGCGATAAGACGATTGATGAGATCAGAGTGGATGTGTATCACCTGTTTCTGAAGGCAGAACATGCATTTAAAGAGTCGGGTTCCGGAAAGCAGAAGATGAAGTATGTAGTAAGTCAGGCAAGAAAACTGTTGCCTTCATGGCTACAGTATTTTGTCACTGATGAGTTCTTAGAAAGCGTTATAGAAAAGTGGTTCCAGGCAGTGAAGGATCTGCTGGATGACGGCAAGCTGAATGGATCAGAGGAGGAAGAGGAATGAAAAAGGCATTATCAAAAGGACCGGATATTTCCAAACACAATGGAAATGTTAATATCAAAAAAGTGCGTGATGCCGGATATAAGCCTATAGGTATTCGGGCTGGTTACGGAAAAAATAACGTCGACGAGAAGTATGTGAGCAATGCATTGGCCTGCTTTAATCTGGCTGTGCAGGTGCTGCTCTACTGGTTTTCATATGCCTACACCGCAGCAATGGCAGTGGCAGAGGCAGAGTTTTGTATCACTCAGGCTAAAAAGTACTGGAGCAAATGCCCTATTGCATTTGATTTTGAGTACGACTCTGTAAATTATGCGCGTAAGAGAGGCGTGAATGTCACAAAACAGCTGGCTACAGATATGGCAATTGCATTTTTGCAAAAGGTCAAAGCAGCCGGTTATCTCCCGGTGATCTATACCAACAAAGATTACCTTAATAAATATTTTGACATGAACCGGATCGTAAAAGCACTGGGAAAGGTATACGTATGGTATGCACGCTATACGTCCAGTCTGTCAGCGGCGGAGATTGACCTTGCGGATATTTGGCAGTATACATCATCAGGATCTGTCCCTGGAATAAGTGGCAAGTGTGATATCAATATCTTTTATACGGACTTTGAAATGGTATCAGTACCGGCGCAAAGAGAAGAAACCTGTAATATTAATATTCAGAACTTCCAGAAAGCTGCAAATGCAGACGGTTATCGGGATGAGCAGGGAAGAAAGCTGGCTGAAGATGGCAAAGATGGCAAGAATACTCGGTATGTAAAACAGCAGATCTGCCTGCAGGCGAAGAGATTCGGGCTGAGCTACAAGGTTGGCTCCAGGGGAGCGGTAGTTAAGTGGTGGCAGACACGTTGCAATGAGATCTTAGGACATGACCAGAACGTAGATGGTAAGTATGGAAAAGACGCAAGGAAAGAGACCATTGCAGTGCAGGACAAGCTGAACCTGGTAAAAGATGGAAAAGTAGGATACGACAGTATCCAGGCGGCATTCTATAATTGACGGATCAGCAGAAGGTATGATACTCTAAAATTACCCATTGAATCCTTCTCATGGTTTATCATGGGAAAAGAGTGGCGAACAAGAAGGGGTGTTCGCCACTCTTTTTATATTAACTGGCAAGTTAAGTTTACTGCAACATTACAAAGTTATTGAAGGCACTAATACCGGCAATACTTTAACATTTACATTAGCAAGTGTAAGCGGTTGGTCATCTAAATTGTATTTGGTCATAAATTTTGATTGTCGTAGCACATATAGTGTAGATTTAACAGGTATTTATCTTGTAAAATACCATGCTAATACAGCTAATATTGGAACGGTTACAATAAAAGAGATATCTGGTAAAATCCCGAACTGTGCGATTGTCAATAATCAGATTATACTTACTTATACAGCAGATCAAAACATCGTGGGTTCAAATAAGATAATTTGCATTGGAACCTAATCATTTGTAAGGTATGTAAACGCTACACTTACCCATTTATCAGTAATCGAATCACTGTATAATTTCCCATCAGTGTTCATTGTAAATGTAACACCGCTGTATGTATCAAATACCATATTATTTACTGGACGTGGGAATCCGGCTGCCACATACCCTTTCTCCCATGTCCTCTGAGCATTATTAATTATCAAGGTAACTGTTTTACCATTTTTATAGCAGTAAAAACCGATTTGATTAGTGGTTATGTTTATTGTTTCAATTAAACTTAACTTGCCATTTGAGAGAGCTTACAGATACTTGGAAAGAGAGAGGATTGCGAAAGCGGTCCTCTTTTTATATACAAAAATAGTAGCTGTATTTCCATACACGGTGGTGCAAACCCCGGGGCCACGTATAAGGGAAGAAAAGAAAGTGAGGATGCGCTGGCGCTGACACTGGCGGTGGGAAGCATCTTAGAAGAAAACGGAGTGGATGTGTATTACACCAGGAC